TGACGCGGCCTGGCCCCGGTGGCGCGGAAATGCGGCGAGACCCTGTTCCGTCTCGCTGAAAGGCCGTGCCGATGGCACCCCAGCTTTCCGACTTCTCGGGCATCATCCCCCACGAGTACAGCCAGCAGATCATTGACGAGGTGGAGCAGCGCTCCGCCGTGCTCCAGCTCGCCCAGGTCATGCCGATGGGCACCCGGATTACCGAGCTGCCGGTGACCGGCAAGCTGCCGACCGCGCAGTGGGTCACCGGGGCGAACGCGCCGCCCGCCGGGGCCGGCCGCAAGCCCTACACGGACCTGACCCTCGTGCCGCAGGTCATCACGGCCGAGGAAATCGCCGCCGTGGTGGCGATCCCGCAGCAGTACCTCGATGACAACACGATCAACCTGTGGAACTGGGCGCGGCCCAAGATGGCCGAGGCCATCGCGGTCAGGCTCGATGAGACGGTGCTGTTCGGCGGCGCTCTGATCCCGGCCACCTTCCCGGTCGGCGGCGTCACCTCCAACACCTACTCGACCGCAGTCGGCGGCGGGGCCGGGCCGTTCCCCACCGCGATCGACGCGGTCGACGCGGTCAACAACGCGATGAGCTTTGTCGAGGGCCAGGGGCTCCAGGTGACCGGGCACTCCGCCGACATCGGGGCCAAGGGCCGGTTCCGTGGCGTCCGCGACCAGACCGGGGCGCTGCTGCTCGGCACCGAGCAGGTCGGGCAGAAGACCCGGCCCACGCTCTACGGCGAGCCGATCGCCTACAGCCAGTACGCCTCGCCGGGGGTCAACACCACGACCTTCATCACCGGGGCGTGGGACTACCTCGTGATCGGCGTGCGGGAGGACATCAGGTTCCGCATCGACCCGTCCGGCGTGATCGCCGACGCGGGCGGCGCGGTCCTGGTCTCCGGGTTCCAAGACAACGTGGTTCCCTGCAAAATTTGGGCGCGATTCGGCTGCACGATCATCAAGCCGGTGACCCCGCGCGTGCCCGGCGGAGCGGTCCCGTTCGCGCGGACCAACCTGCTCAACCTCACGGCCCCGGCTGGCGGCGCGCTGCTCGCCAACCACCCGCACGGCGAAGTCCCCGCGCCCCCGCGTGACAGCGGCTCGGCCAAGAAGTGACCGACCCCAGCCAGCCCTGGGTGGGATGGGCGCCACCTCTGACGCCCCCCGCCCAGGCCGGGCTGCCCGCCGCGCGGGCGCAGCAGATCGCCGACGCGGTGTGGGACGACGACCCGCACCTGTGCGCGGCGATCATGTGGGAGGAGTACGCCGCGACGCTGCCGCCCGCCCCGGCGGTCGCGTCCGTGCAGACCGGCGTCCAGTCGGTCAGCTACGGAGCCCCGACCCCCGGCGGTGAGCTGGGCCTGGCGCTGGGCCGCGCCGCCTGGCACCGCTCGTTTTGCTCGGTCCAGTCGGTCCCGCTGGAGGTCGCCCCGATCAGCGGCGAGGACGTGCCCTGGTCCCGCTGGTGGACCGTCGATCCGGTGGACCCGACATGACCGTGCTGCTGGCGTCCGACCCGGTGGAGCTCTACCCGCCCTCGGGGCAGTCCGACGCGCACGGCTGGGCGGAGCCCGGCAGCTCGCCGTCCTGGTCGGGGGCCGGGAACCTCCAGCTCGACCCCGGCGTGTCCGACCCCCACGCTGGGGCGGGCGGCGGGCACGGGCCGAACCGTCCGGGCGCAGTGCCCGCCGGGGTGCTGTTCCTGCCGCCCGCCGCTGAGCCGGGCGAGGGGTACACCGCCGTGATCCGTGGCCAGCGCTGGACGCTGAGCCAGGTCCGGTTCATCACCGACCCCGCCGGGGCTGACCTGGCGTGCTGGGCCGCCGCCGCGACTGGACCCCGCGATGGCTGACGCGACGTTCACGGTGACCAACGCGCAGGCGCGGCGGCTGGCGGTCCAGCAGGACATCCGGCGGATCGCCGGGAACCTGGCCGACGCGGCGCGGGCGAACACGCCGCGGAACACCGGGCTGATGGGGTCTTCCTGGCGGGTGGTCCCCGGCCGCGAGCCGGGCACCTCGCTGGTCGTCAACGACGTGCCCTACTCGGTGTACGTGGAGCACGGCACCCGGAAGATGGCCGCCCGCGCGCCGCTCGGCCGGGCGCTCGCCGCCGCGAGGTCATCGATATGACCATGCCGGTGATCGTCCAGCCCGACCTGGAGGCGCACCTGTGGGCGCAGCTCCGCGACATCAAGGGCGTCACGTCCTTCGGGTACGCGGCGCTCCCGTGGGACCGGGCCGGGTGGGTGTACGCCCACTTCGTCCAGGTCGATGCGCGGCACCGCGACAAGCAGGCCGCCCGCGATCTCGCCGAGCAGGTCCGGCAGCTCGTGATGGGGCTGCCCGAAATCCCCTGGCCGGGCGGCTGTGTCTGCTACGTCCAGGCCGTCGAGGGGCCAGCCTGGCTCCCCGACGATGACGGCGCGCCGCGCTACACGGCGCGGTACGAGATCCGAGTCCATCCCCCCCGCGCGGCTACGGTTCGCGCGGACCCGTAGGAAGGAACCCCCGCCATGCCTCCAGACCCGCCAGCATGGGCCCCTACCCTCAACCCGAGCGAAGTCCAGGTCGGCACCGCCAACGGGCCGGGTATCTGGATCGCCCCGGCAGGCACCGAGCCGCCCGACGCCACCGATGACGACTGGGAAGACCCGTGGCGCATCCTCGGCTACCTCAGCGACGACGGGCCGACCGTGGGCCAGTCCACCGACAGCGAGGACATCACCCCCTGGCAGTCGGTCGTGCCGCTCCGCTCGGTGATCACCGGCCGGTCGATCACCCTCCAGTTCGTGCTGTGGCAGCTCAACGCGCTGACCCTCGGCGTGTACTTCGACGCCCCGGAGCCCACCACGGGCACTGACGGGTCGATCGACATGGAGCTGCGCACCGACGCGCCGCAGCGCATCCACGCCATCGGCATCGACTCGGCCGACGCCGAGCGGACGTTCCGCATCGCGTTCACCCGCGCGTCGCTCTCGGCCGCCGGGGACATGCAGCTCACCCGAGGCGCGGCGGTGCCGCTCGATGTCACGCTGTCCGCGCTGGACGACGGCGGCGTGCTCGGCTACGTCAAGCTCGGCCCGCGTGACTCGGCCGCGCGGATCGCCGCCAGGGCCAAGGCCAGCGGCTCCGCTAAGACGGCGGCGTGACCGGGGCCAGCGCCAAGGGGACCACGACGGGAGTGTTCGACCTCGAAGCGGCGGCGGAAGCCGCAGCGGGCGAGGCCGGCGCGGAGCCGTTCGAGTTCACCTACAAGGGCGCCACCTACGACATCCCGCCTGGCCGGGAATGGCCAGTCGCCGCGCTCGCGGCGCTCGCCGCCGGGGAGCTGGAAGCCGCGCTGTCCGAGCTGCTCGGCGAGGCGAACTACCTCAAGCTGACCGGGGCCGGGCTGACCATCGGCCAGCTCAACGCGCTGTTCACCGCTGTCGGCGCGAAGGCCGGCTTCCCGAGCCTCCCAAATTCACCGCTGCCTGTTCCGCGAAGTTCGACCCAGACGTAGAGGCCGCGCTGATGGCCGCCTACGGGATCGACTGCCTGGACCCGGCGGTCACGCCCCGCCGGGTCGCTGTGCTGCTCGACAGGCTGCCGCCGTGGGCACGCGGCGGGGGTGACCCATGGTCGGTGGAGGCCGAGCTGCTGGCGCTGCTGATCGACCACGTGGCCGCGCTCAACTACATCACGCTGAAGGCGCACCGGGCGCGGAACGTCCGCAAGCCGGTGCCCATCCCGCGCCCCGCCAGGCGGCGCGGGCTAGCAGCTCCGCCGTCACGCCCCGTCGCCGGGACCGGGCGTGACGGCGGGCCGGTCAAGACAGGCACCTGGGCGGACGCGGCCGCGATGCTGGCCGGGGTGCCGGGGATGAAGACCCGTGGCGACTTACAGCTACGGCGGGCTGGAAGTCCGGGTCACCGCCGACACCCGCGAGCTGACGGTCCAGATCCGCGACTCCGCGACCAAGGCGGGCACCGACGCCGCCGGGCGGATCTCGTCGGCGATGACCTCCGGGCTGAAGGCGGTCGGGGGCCTGGGCGTCGCGGTCGGCAAGAGCGTGGCGACGGGCCTGGCTGGCGCGACCGTCGCCGCGACGGCGTTCGGCGTGGAAGCCTTCAAGTCGGCGGCGAGGGCTGGCGAGATGGACGCCTCGCTGCGGGCGCTCGCCAAGGCCAACAACCTGAGCTACGACGAGATGCAGAAGGTCGTCACCGCTGTCCGCAAGCAGGGCATCGAGCTGGGCGTCTCGCAGAACCTCGTGGCCCAGTTCACCCGTGGCCAGCTCGACCTGGGGAAAGCGACCGACCTGGCGCGGGTCGCGCAGGACGCCGCCGTGATCTCCGGGCGGAACAGCACCGAAGTGCTGGACGATCTGGTCCACGGCATCATGACCCAGAACACGCAGGTCTTGAGGAACGCCGGGCTCAACGTCCAGGCCGGGAAGGCGATTGACGACTACGCCAAGTCACTCGGCAAGAGCACCAAGGATCTCACCGAGGCGGAGCGCAGCCAGGCGATCCTGAACGCCGTGCTCCGCGAGGGCCAGAGCGTCGCCGGGGCCTACTCGTCGGCGATGGAGGAGCCGGGGAAGGTGCTCCGCAGCTTCAAGCGGGTCACCGACGACATCAAGGTCAGCGTCGGGCAGGGGCTCCTCCAGGCGTTCGGGCCGCTGATCCTCCAGGCGTACGACATGGCCAAGGCGCTGTCGGCCGCCGTCGCGCCCGGCGGTGCCCTCGCCCCCATTTTCGACGCCATCGGCGGGGCCGTCACCAGGCTGGTCGCCCCGCTGGCCGGGCTGATCCTCAAGTGGACCCAGTGGATCGAGAATCTCCGCCCGGAGCAGGTCGAAAAGGTGGTCCAGATCATCCACCGGTTCGGTCCCGCGCTGATCGCGGCGGCGGGCGGGCTCACCCTGCTGGTCGCGCCGAGCCTGCTCGGCCAGATCCCCATCCTCGGCGGGCTGCTCCAAAACCTGATGGGCCCGATCACGATGGTGACCTCCGGGCTCGGCAAGATGAGCGGGTCCGTGCTCGCCGCGATCCCCGGACTCGGCAAGATGGGCGGGGCCGCCGGGCTGCTGCCCGCCGCGATGAATCCCGTGGGCCTGGCCATCATCGGGATCGTCGCCGCCATCGGTGCCATGCTCGTCGCCAGCTCAGATTTCCGCGAGGGCGTCATCGCCATGGGCAAGGCGCTCTGGGAAGGGCTAAAACCAGCCCTCTCGGCGGTCTGGGATGCCCTAAAAATCCTCGGCTCGGCGCTATGGGAAATCATCAAGGCGCTAGGCGACGCCCTCGGGCCAGCGCTCAAGAATCTCGCGCCCCTGCTGAAGCAAATCGGCGAGCTGTTCGGCATCCAGCTATCCGGCAGCGTCGATGGGGCGGGCTCCGCCATGTCCGGCATCGTCCCGATCATCACCGGGGTCATCCGGGTAATCGGCTTCCTCCTCGACGTGACCACGAAGGTACTGGTCCCGCTGATCGAGATCCCCCTCAAGCTGCTGACCCTCGGCGCGCAGGCCACGTCGGTGATCAACCCGCTCAAGGCCCTCGGCGGGGCGATCGAGTGGCTGACCGGCGTGGCCCAGAAGCTGTGGCACTGGATCACCGGGAACAGCCCCGGACTGATCCCCGCCTTTGGTGCCCTCGGCGGGGCCGCGATGCAGGTCGCGGGGCTGCTCGGCGGCGCGGTAGCCTCCGCCTTCACCGGGCTGGTCGGCACCGTCCAGTCGGCGCACAGCGCCATGACCGGCGCGGTGTCCGGGGCCTGGGGCCAGATGAAATCGGTCGTTTCAGCCGGAATGAGCCAGATGCAGGGGGCCGTGTCGTCGGGGTTCTCCTCCATGGTCGGGGCCGCACGCTCCGCCGGGTCCGGCATGGTCGAGGGGCTCAAGTCGGGGCTGTCGGCAGCTCGCGGGCTGGGCGGCTGGATCTCCTCGAACGTCACCGGCCCGGTCACCTCGATGATCAAGGGCGGGCTGGGCATCGGGTCGCCGTCCACCATCACGATCTACTTCGGCGAGGAGATGGTCGAGGGGCTCAAGCGCGGGCTCCAGACGGCGCGGCAGCACCTCGGCTGGATTCAGGCCAACGTGTGCGCGCCGATCATCAACACCCTCAAGGGGGCGTTCGGGATCGGGTCGCCGTCGCGGGTCACGATGGGCATCGGGGAGGATCTCGCCGAGGGGCTCAACGTCGGCTGGTCGCGGGCGACGCACCTCGACGTGCCGAACGTGACCTCCCCGCTGGGGGGCAACGGGCTGTCGGCCGCCGACCAGATGCAAGGCGGCAGCGGCGCGACGATCAACGTCTACCCGCAGGCCGGGCAGGATGAGCGCGAGATCGCCGCCGCCGTGTCCCGCGAGCTGGCGTGGGCCACCGCTGGAGGACTCTGATGACGACCCCGACGCTGCGCCACTACGACCGGACCTTCGACTGGTCCTACTTCGACACCGGGCCGCTCCCGGCGGCGGGGCGGGGCCTGATCCCGGTCGTACTCGACGGGCTGTGGCTCAACACGGGCGACACCGACAGCGGGCTGTGCGCGGTCGTGACCGGCGTTGAGGGCTGGCTGGACTCCCCGCCGGTCAACGGCAACGACGTGGCGCGGACGATCAGCGACGGGGCCGCGTGGGGGCCGAAGGTGCTCGGGCCGCGCACGGTGATCATCCACGGCGCGACTGCCGGGCCGCGTGACGAGCTGGCCAGGTTCCGCGCGCAGCTCGCCGCCCGCGCCGCCTACCGCGACCCGGTGCTCCTGGCGATCGGCACCATGGACGGCGAGGCGGTGCAGACCGCCGACGTGCGCGCCGGGACCGACAGCTACCGGCACCAGCCCCTCGGCTCGGCCGGCTTCAAGTGGCAGCTCACCCTCACCGCGGCTGACCCGGCCATCTATGACGGCACCTGGCAGGCCGCCCGGCTGGTCAATCTCACCGAGGGCGAGATCACCGGCCGGGCCTACCCGCGCGAGTACCCCTGGCGGTACGCGGGGGCCTACGTGCCCAACTCGGCGGTGCTCCGCAACGCGGGCAACCACGACGCCCCGGTCTACGCGCTGTACGAGGGCGACATGTCCGAGTCGACGCTGTCCGATGGGCACGGCGGGGTGATCCGGCTCGCTCCGCTCGCCACGGGGGTGCAGATCCTCGTGTCCACGGCCACCCTCACCGCCGAGGCACCCGGCGGGCTGTCGCGCGCCTCGTTCATCCTGCCCGGCTCCAGGCCCATGACGCTGCCCCCGGTCAGCTCGGGCCGCTGGTATCTCCGCGCGACCGGGCGCGGCTCTGTGTCGCTGGGCTGGCGGTCAGCATGGGTGTAGGGCCGGGAGGTCCGGTCGGGCTGCCGCTGGCGCTGGAGCCCCGGCCCCGCGTCCCGCTGCCGGGCCAGTGGACGTTCTGGGCGGACACGATGGTCGGCTCCCGCGCGCTGGGCAACGTCGATGTGTCGTCCTTCTACTGCGTCAGGAGGCTGTCGGCGTTCGGCCACGGCAACGTGACAGTGAACCTTCCCTCGGGGCTCGACACCGGCCGGATGCTCACGCTCTGGTCCTGGCGGCTTTGGGCGTTCTACGACGGGCTCCCGTACTGGTGCGGGGTGCCGACCGGCGTCGCCGACCAGGACGGCTCCGCTCACGTCCAGTTCACCCTCATCGAGCTGCCGGGCTACCTGACGCGGCGGCAGTGGGAGTACTACCCCGACCGGCGCTATCCCCCCGAGGAGGACCAACCTCCGGTCGAGCAGACCGTGATCGCCCGCGACATCGCCGAGCCGCTCGCCGACGTGGGGGTGCTGGTCACCACCGATCCGGGGCCGGGGGTGGGCCGCATCCGGCGGTACGAGTACCTGGAAGGCGGGTCGCGCGGCCAGCTCCTCATCAACCTGGCCGGGGTGCTCCAAGGCCCCGAGTTCCGCGCCGACTACCGGATGACCACGGCGGGCCGCCCGGAATGCACGCTGCGGATCGCCTACCCGCGTGTCGGGTCGGACATCTCCGGGCTGGGCCTGACGGTCCCCGGCGCGGTGGTCGGCTACCGCGCGCAGTGGGACAGCGACCAGCTCCGCACCAGGACGTTCGCGGTCGGGGACCTGGCGCACGACGCGGGCGAGGATGCCGTGCGGCCGGTTGTCGTCGCCGACCTGCCGAACCCCGAGCTGCCGCAGCTCGACGCGGTGGACGACTGGCCCGGCACCATCCTCGAATCCACCCTCGCCGAGCGCGCCAAGACCGCCGCGCAGATCCAGGCGATCCCCGGCCAGCAGATCAGCGGCAGCCCGCCCGAGTCGTTCCCGCCGATCACCAGCTACGGGCCGGGCGACACCGTGACCATCAACGCCGTCACGCCGCTGGTCCCGGCCGGGGTCGAGTTCACCGGACGGCTCCAGCAGATCGAGGTCAACGCCGCGACCGGCGTGGCGACCTGGACCGTCGCCATCACCCAGCCGCCGCAGAGGCTCCGCGAGTCGCTCGCGGGCGGCCTGGTGCGGCTGGACACCGCAACGTCCGACGCTTTCCGCAGCGGCGGGCTCAGGATCGTTGAAGGAGAGCCCCGATGACTACACCGTCCGGCAAGCTGGTCTGGGCGCAGGCCGAGACCTACGACGCGGTGGACGACCGCACGCTGATCCGCGCGCTGGCGAGGGATCGGGTCGGCACGCTGGCGGCGGTCGATGCCGTCGCCGGGCCGGGGCTCCAGGTGATCCTCCGGGGCGGCTGGGTCGCGGTCGCCTCCTGCGATGACGCGACCAGCGCTGTCGTCGGGAGCCGTGAGGATCAGGTGGTCATGGCGAACCCCGGCCCCGCCTCGGACAGCCGCGAGGACTGGCTGTGGTGCGAGACCCACCCCGACGAGGGCACGTGGGAGCTGAAGATCCTGCCCGCCGCTCAGGCGGCGCTGCTGCCCGGCATCCAGATCGCGGTGATCACCGTCCCGGCGGGCGCCAACCTCGCCTCGCAGATGACGATCGTGCCGACGATCGCCGAGCTGGACCGGCGGCTGCTGTCGTGGACCGCGCGGAACTACGACATCGGGGTCGGCGGGTGGAGCTACCAGAACTACGGGCAGGCTGCGCCGCTGGCGGTGGAGAGCTACCCGTGCGTGATGCGGCCCGGCCAGTGGTACCGCATCAAGTTCGTGATGCTCGGCCCCGACGTGGTGTCCGGCCCGAGCTTTGTCCACGCCATCGGGATCGGCTGGCGGCTGGCCGGCCAGCAGCAGAACCAGATGGTCTTGGGCAAGGCGCACGCTTGCAGCTACAACCAGCCGCAGGTAGCCCAGCCCAATTGGCAGATGTGCGAGTGGACGTTCCGCTACCCGTCGAACGCCGCCCCGGTCTCGCGGGTGTTCGACGGCCGGTACTGGATCATCGGCTCCGGGCTGTTCCGCATGTGCAACCTGGCCAACGTCGGCGACCACGCCGTCCTCACGGTCGAGGACGCGGGCTCGTGACCACGCCGCACAAGGTCCGGTGGGGGCAGGCAGGCCGCTACTCGGCGTGGGACGACCGGCAGGTCATCACCGCGCTGTCGGGCGGCCGATCCGCGGTAGTCCGCTCGGTCGGGCTGACCCCGGCATCGGCGGGGCTCGTGGTGAACGTCTCGGCTGACTGGCTGGCGCTCGCCGACTGCGGCGACGGGACGATCGCGGTGCTCACCTCGTCGCTTGAGGCGGCCGTGACGGTGGAGCCGGGCGGAGCTGCCGACCGGGACGACGAGCTGTGGGCGATCATCACCGACCCGGAGGCGGCCACCTACGCGCTCCGCGTGCTCGAGGGAGCGGGTGGCCAGCACGGCGTCCGGCTGGCGACGATCACCGTTCCGGCCGGGGCGAGCACCGCCGACGAGCTGGAGCTCCACCCGCGTGATCCCGACTTCGGCGGCGGCGGGCAGGGACCGCCAGGACCGCAGGGGCCGCCCGGCGCGGACGGGCCGCCGGGACCGCCGGGGCTGCCGGGCGATCCAGGCGGACCGCCGGGACCGCCGGGCGAGCAGGGCATACCGGGACCGGAAGGACCGCAGGGACCGGGCGGCGTGGAAGGGCCGCGCGGACCCGAAGGCGATCGCGGCGTCCCAGGCCAGGCCACCCTCATCGTCGGATCGTTCGGCCAGGTGCGGACCCCCGACGAGCTGCCGCCGACCGGGTTCGTGCCCGCCGGGTGGGACGGCGAGGGCCGCCCGCTCAATGACCTTCAGGTGGAGACCGGGTGGGCGTTCGTCTACACCGATGGGCACCTGTGGGTGTACGTCGCCGACCAGGGGCCGGGCGGCGAGTCGTGGGTCAGCCCCGGCATGGTGCAGGGACCGGAAGGCGCACGCGGCCCGGCAGGCGATCCCGGCCCGCAGGGACCGGTAGGACCGGCCGGACCCCCGCCGGACTATGACCTCGGCCCGTGGGTGACGCTGACGCCTCCGGGCGGGCTCGGCCCCGGTATACGGTTCCGGTACCGGCGGGTCGGGTTCCTCGGCTGCGTGCAGCTCGACTTCCAGGCGCACTGGAACACGGTCCCGCCGCCGCCGGGAGCCAACGCGACGTTCACCTTCCCGGCGATGACCGAGGACTGCTGGGTGAGCCAGCCGGTCGGACAGCAGCGGTACTACAACCTCCAGGGTGCGGGCGGGATCACGGGCACTCCGCTGCTGCTCGTCCGGGTCCAGCTCGGGCCGAACGGGGGCGTCCAGCTCCTCGTGCCTGCCGGTACGGGCGGGAGCGTCGGCAACCTGAATGTGCTGGTCCCGCTGCTCTCGGAGGGGACAGAGGACGACCCGGCTCAGCATCCGATGTCGGGGGCCGGGGCTAGCGTAGGCCGCAAGGAGAGGAGATCACCATGACCGACCCAGAGCCGGACCCGCTCGCTGACGAGCGCGACGTGCCGCCCGACCCCCCCGAGGACGAGCCGACCGAGCCGCCGCTAGTGGAGGGCGGCCCCGCTGGAAAGGACGACGGCTGATGGCGCTACGACGAGTCTGGAAGCCGGTTAGCCACTACTCCACCGGCCGCAGCCCCGTCCGCCTGATCGTGCTGCACACCACCGAGGGCGCGCAGACAAACCAGAGCCTCTACAACTGGTTCTCGAACCCCTCGGCGAAGGTCAGCAGCCACGTCTCCGCCGACAACACCTCGCGCGGCGAGCTGTTCGAGTACGTCAAGCGGCAGCACTCCGCCTGGGCGCAGGGCAACTACAACGGCGTGTCGATCTGCATCGAGATGTGCACCCCCTCGGGGGCGGCGAACGGCTGGTCCCGCGACACCTGGCTAAGCAAGGGCGTGCTGCTCGACAACTGCGCAGCGTGGATCGCCGAGGAGGCCAAGGCGTACAACATCCCGATCGTCCGGCTATCACCGAGCCAGGCTCAGAGCAGCGGGCGCGGGCTGTGCGGCCACGTCGATATCCAGCCGCAGGACCGCACCGACCCCGGCCGGAACTTCCCCTGGGACGTAGTGATCGCCAAGGCCAAGGGGCAAGCGCCGACCTCACCACCAGCGGAAGGAGACCTAGGAGTGTCAGCAACAGGCGTCATCGTCAACAGCAAGCTCCACCAGGCGTGTGTCTGGTCGGACGGCCGGGTCCACTACCAATTCGAGTCCGCGGGCTGGTATCAGGTCGATACCGACAACGCTTTCAGGGCCAAGAGCGGCGCGACGATCACCGCCAACATGGTCACGGGCCTGCTGGTCATCATGTTCACCGGCCTGGACAGCAACGTGTATTCCTACCAGCAGCGGCTCGCCGACCCCCACGGCTCAGCGGCCAGGGGAAAGTGGGCGCGGGTCGGGCGCGGCGGTCACAACAGCGTGAGGTAGATCCACCTGGCCGGGTTACGGTCAGGGCAACCGAACCTCCCAGGAAGGGAGACGCATCATGGGTTACGTCGAGGGATACACCAAGGTCCGCGTCTGGGTGCCGGATCGCTACCCCGACCAGGGGCTACCGCCCGGCATCGGCGGCGGGCCGATCTACCCGCCCGGCTCACCCGACTACCCCGACCAGGGGCTACCCGAGGTGCCGCCCGGCATCGGCGGCGGGCCGGTCCTGCCCGGCTGGCCCGAGCGTCCCGGCCAGGGGCTACCGCCAGTCGGCCGCCCGCCGCGCCCGACCTACCCGGTCGTGCCCGACCCCGAAGACCTCGGCGGCCACCCCGAGCTGCCGGACCTGAACATGACCCGCCGGATCACCATCACGGACGGGGACGACCAGTTCACCGGCTACGTGCTCGACCCAGAGCCGCCGCAGGTGGAGGAGGGCTACGAACCGCGCTACCCGGAGCGGGGACTGCCCGGAACATGGGTCGCGGTGCTCTACGGCACGCTGGCCTGGGCCTGGGTCCGCACGCCTGGCGAGCGTCCCGAGGCTCCCGAGTTCCCCGAGCGCGAGCCCAAGCGGGTCTGAGCCATGCACGGGACACTCACGGACGCGCCCCGGCTGGCGGTGGTCGATGACGGATCGGTGCTGCCAGCCGAGGTCCGGCTGAACGCCTACCGGGGCGACTCGCGGTCGTGGGTGTTCCGGCTCTGGCAGGACGCCGAAAAGACCATCCCCTACAGCCTGGCCCAAATATCGGAGACCGCCGCCCAGGTCCGCCGCACCCCCGACAACCTGATCGCGGTCAGCTTCCGCACGCAGGTCACGCAGCCGAACTACGTGTTCCTGCACATGGACGCCTCGATGGCGGCGATCTGCCCGTCCGGCCGGTGGGATCTACAGCTCACGTTCCCCGGCGGGCGGGTCTCAACTGTCGTGCGCGGGCCCTTCGTGATGGAACCGGACGTGACCCGATGAGCGACGGCGAGATCGACGTGACGGTCCCGGCCCAGCCGGTATTCATCGACGTGGAGTCGGGGTTCCCCGGCGAGCAGGGACCGCCGGGACCGCCAGGCCCGCAAGGTCCCGATGGGCCGCCCGGCCCGTCCGGGCAGGCGACACTGATCATCGGCACGTTCGGCGCGCAGCGCACCCCGGCTGACCTGCCGCCTGACGGCTTTATCGAGGCCAACTGGGACGGGCTCGGCCGGCCCGTCGCCGACCTCCAGGTCCAGGTCGGGTGGTCGTTCATCTATGACCCGGACGGGTCGCTGTGGCTGTTCGTCGGCGAGCAGAGCCCGAACGGCGTCCCGTGGATCACGCCGGGCGTGCTCCAGGCACCGCCAGGCCCGGCGGGTATCCAGGGGCCGCCGGGACCGCAGGGCGGCCAGGGACCGGCCGGGCCGCAGGGCGCTCGCGGCGAGCAGGGCGCGCAGGGGCCGACCGGAGGGCCTGGAGCGCAGGGAGCGACCGGGCCGACTGGTCTCCAGGGGCCGATCGGGACGCAGGGCCAGCCAGGGCCGCAGGGGTTCCCCGGCGCGACAGGCCCGCCCGGTCAGGACGGGTCCGCGACGATCATCATCGGCCAGTTCGGCGTGTCGAAGGAACCGACCGACCTGCCCGTCGAGGTGCCGACCGGGTTCATCCCGGCTGACTGGGACCGGCCCGGCACTCCCGCCTACCAGATGCGGATCGGCGAAGCGCTGATCTTCCACCGCGACGGCCACCCGGTAGACGGGACGCTGTACGTCTACGTGTCGCAGGTCACCGCGCCCGGCGGCTGGATCGACGTTGGCAACATCCAAGGCCCGCAAGGTCAGCAGGGCGATACCGGCCCGCAGGGTCCGGTCGGCGCGGAGGGCATCCAGGGGCCGACCGGCCCGGAGGGTCCGATGGGGCCTATCGGGGTGGGGGTACAAGGTCCCACGGGCGCGCAAGGTCCGACCGGCCCGCAGGGCGACG